GGTAATTCTAAAAATATACCAAAATCATATAAGTGAAGATTATTCATCTCTTCTAGTGTTCCAATATTTTGAGCTCCTATTTGCTGGATAAAAGCTTCTTTTGTTGGAGAATATTCTAATATATCAGATATTCTAAGTGATAAAGCTTCACAAACTTGCTGGGTTAAAAACATCCCACCTTTTAATATATGTCTAGTGGCTGTATTAGAATTTGCCGCAGCCATTTTTTGAACACCAACTAAAGATCTCACATCAGGAGTACTAGCGTCAGTTGCTTCATTTAATCCAGTTACATCTCTTATCATTTGTAAATAATAATTATATGTACTGATTAAACTTTGTGTTTTTTGCCCTCCAGCTCCGTTTGGTAATTCTTGAATAGGCATTTTACCAGCATTAGGATCTCCTTCTGTGGTATATGATCTTCCAACAATACTACCAGTTTGAAAAACCACCCGAACCAGTTTTTTTAACCTTATAAACTTCATTAGCATAAGTCTTATAATTGAAATATAACACTTGTATAGTATTATCGTCTGCATTACCAGTTGTCCCATAACTAGTACGCTTGAATATATTATTTTGTTTAGTTATATCTTCTAGAGCTTCTTGATCTAAATGTGGGAATTCTTTTATTAATTCGTTTACTGGTATTTCTTTAACTTCACCAACATAATATATGTCATCAAAATAAGGAGAGTCACTATAAGAATAAACTAAATTTGCTGGATTAACGTATTCAACCTTAACTCCTTCTGAGTTATTAAAAGTTGTTTTTACAGCTCCTATACCTAACACAGCTAAGTCATAGTAAAATCTTTTCTTTATTAAATCATAATTATTACCTTCTAATAAAACATTAATAGCTTGTTCTTCAGCTAACTCAACCGCTTGCTTATAACTTAACTGCATGTGCAACGCTAATTCTTCTTCTGTTTCTGGTAATTCTTCTTTTTTGGTTTTATTTAACTTTACATTAAAGTTATTTTTAGCAAAATCTACAAATTCTTTCGTTTTCATATCCCTTAGGATATTTTCCATGTGTTTAGTTCTTTTATCTACTCCAAATGGATCTTGTGAAAACGCTTTCAAAGTATACATTCTTTCAGCTATACCATTAACTACTATATCTACAAATTTAGGTATAATAGGTATTGGTGTCCAATCTAAATTAAGATAGGACAAATCACCATTTATTGATAACTCATCCTTATACTTTTGAATTGATTGCTCTCCTCTAGCATATAAACGCAATCTATGAAATTTACTATGATTAACACTGAATCTAGAAGCTCCTTTACTATTAAACCACTCATGTTCTATTGCTTGACCTACTCTTAATCCGTAGTCAAAACTCATTTTTTCTAAATCACTAACAACTTGACTTGGAAAATTCTTATATAAAACTTCTTGTCCCATATTAATTATTAATTATTTTAGATACATTACCGCTATTCTTATATTTAGCGAAATTTATATTTATTTCTGGTTTTTCAATTTTAGCATTAGGCGTATACAAATGTCTATTACAAGCCATTATAGCTAAACCAGAACTTATTGTTGCATCGTATTTTGTTCTTTTTGTTATATCAAATCTTGTCCAATCATTTAGCGTTTTATTAAAATACATATCTCCAATATTTCCATTTTGTTTAATACCAACGTGATCCTGGATATACATCTCAATTGCTGCAGCATGAGCTTGTTTTATATCTTCGCTAGAATTAGGTATTCCCCCAACTTCTTTTTCCGCGACAGATAACTTGTTCCATATCTTATCTGGTCTATTCATGCTAAATCCCCTATATCCTCTTCTTCTTAAATAGTAAAGTAATCTAGGTTTATTATTTTCACAAAGTAATGGCATACCATAAAATACTAATGCTGTTAAAACATCTTCAAAAAATATTTCAGCAGTTTGTGGTCTTGCTACATATTCTAAAAAGAAACTATTTGGAGGTGCGTTTTCCATAGAAAACTTAGTTAATCCATGTAACGCGCCTTTTGAACCTTCACCATCAACAGTACCAGATATATCATAACTGTCACAACCAAAAGCTCCAATGTGTTCATTCCCGGGATATCGTACTCCATTTTTTAATATAACTTTATTTTGTAAATGTGTTTCTGGTGTCCAACTTATTTTAAATCTACCTTGTGGATCTGGATAGAATATAACTTGAGTATCTTTTATGCCACTCACCCATTGAAAATTACCAGTAGTAACTCCAAGAGTTCTAGTCATTTCTTCATTATAATCTATTTGCTCATATATCTTTACTAAATTAAATATACTTCCTTTAGCTTCGTCTCTAAATGCGTGTTCAGTAGTTCTAGGAAATTGTCTATAAAATTCGTTTAAAGCATCGTGATCACCCTTTAAACCATCAGCTTCATTTTGCCAATGTTCTATAATGCCTACATCTATTAATTCTTTATCGGGTCCGAATACATCATTATTTGGTGTATCAAAGACAGGATATCCGTGTTGGTCAATAAATCCTTCGTAGTTCCATTCCATTGGGATAAAGAGAGAATATAAACCAGACTTCGTTTGTCCATTACGATTTCTTTTCGTGACGTCTGAAGCGTTATAAAGTCTTTTGAAATTGTCCCCACCTTTGTCTAATGCGTTTGAAGTTGAGCCCATCATACATTTTCCAACGATTCTACTACCTAATCGTAAACATGTTTTTGTAACTCTCCAGTTATTTAATATATTATCGGGTCTCTCCCATTTACCACTTTCATCGTGTACTAGTAAATTTAGTTTTTCACCATCATAACTATTATCTCCAGTATTTTTCCAATCTATAGTTGTATCTAAACCTTGTAAATCTTCTAATTTTTCGTTAGTTGTGATTTTCTTTCTTGTAAACTTACTAGCAGGTACTCTATATGCTAATTCTGTTTTAGGTCGATCCATACCGTCTTGAATCGGTTTAAAAAAGAATGGATAATTTACAGATATTGGTACAACTTTATCTGTAAACATTTTCTTAGCATCACTACCAGTTTTAGAAAGTATACCATATCTACTATCACTTGCTAATGTAGCTAAATTAACTGACTCTGCAGATGACATAAAAGAAAAACCTGAACGTCTATTTTTTAAATAACATATACCATAACATCTCTTATCCGCTTTACATGCCTCCCAAAATATGTAAAATAATCTATTTGCTTCTCTAAAATCTGGAGCACCAACATCAATTTTACTCCATTGTAGATACATATAATGGGTTCCTGTTATATACGTTGATTTACCATCGTTATAAAACCAGAACCCATTTTCTCTTCTTTTAAATTCGTTATCAATATAATCATACCACTGTTCTTTATTTTCTTCAGGATAATTCCTCCAATCGAATATATTTTTAAGACGAGTGAGTTCTTTAGATGATTCAAATTTAACCCACTTATTTTCCTTATGTTTAAAAACGTTTTTAGGCGTTTTAGGTAATGCTATTTTAAGATTTTGAATTTCAAGAATCTCACCAATTTGCCCTGTTTTAGATATAATAATTATATCATGCTCTTTATTATATCCGTATTTCCACTTCTTACCTTTGTTAAGTCTACTAATAGTAGTCTTTTTTATAGGTTCAATTGTTTTGTATAGAATTTGCTTGTATGTCATTTCGATCTTCCTTCTGCAAAACCTTTAAATACTCTTTCTTTTTTTTCATCCGGTTCTTTACCTTCGAGAATATTCTCTTCTTCTTGGATTCTATTAAGTATTTCAAAAGCATCAAAGATGGCGAGTTTCTTGGTAGCGGCAGCATTTTTAAGTCTGTCTGCAGTAATATCGTCTCCGCTATCAACAATAGCTTCTTTCGCAACTTTGATAAGTTCATCAACCGCTTTGTGCCCAGCTTGGATTATACGCTTCTTCGTCTCCTTGATATTCATATTTGATAGTTATAAAATTAGATAAAACACGATATAGTCGCTCGCCTTCAATAACGAACTCATACTCACTACTTGGTCTGAAACCAACTAAATCCCCTTCTTTTACGGTACCATCTGAATATTTAACAATACCGATTAAGGGTCTTTCTGCGTCAATATTAAATTGATCTTTTGCTTTTAAAGGCTTTACAAAACAATAACCTTTTGGAGCGTTCCATTCGTTATTTCTTTTATATAGAAATATTTGATCTTGAGTTATAAAGTAAGTGTTTTCATCAAAGTAACTTCTACTATTCTTTTCTTCTCCACGAACATTATGCCATCTACGAAACACGTTGTGATGTGTTATAATTTCGTCGCCAGGTTTAATATCTGTATTACCAATTATTGGAGTAGATATAACTTTCGCGATTCGATTTACATACTGATGATTAAAGATTTCGGTGTTAAGAATTAGTTCTGAATCTCCAATCTTTTTTTTATTATTATATCTTTCCCCAATAGGAGTTATGATAAAATTATAAATACTTTTCATTACGCTCGCGTTTCTACAACGTATTTACCAGGAAATTTATATTTCTTTCCAGGTTTCATAATTTTAGTATTACCAAGATTATCTTCTCCTCTTACTTTAAAATCAACATCTTTCATTGTAATATCTCCAGATGGAATAATATTAATCTTTTTATTCACGTCAGGACTATTTCTATTATATCCAGTTAAAGATATACTTTCTTTAAAAAACGTAGGTCCCTTCATTTTAAACGCCATAATTAATATTCTAAGTTATATTCTATAGATATTGCCATGTTTTTATTAAAGTCTTTCCAAGGGAGAACATCATTGTTTTTTTTAATATAAATAGAATACTTATCTTTTTCTTCTATGATATCAGATATTGTGTGTCCTCCATAAACCTCTTGTCCTACAGCATAATGCATAGCATCATTTTTATAATCTTTACCTACACTAATCTTTCTTATCAGTTTCATTAGTTTCTTCACCATTTTCTACAGCAGGATTCGCGTAATTTATAATACCATTTTGTATGTTTACATCAGAAGTACCATACTCAGTTTCAAACTCACTAGTTAAACGAGTTAATTCGTCTTGCACGCTATTTATATAATGCATGATATTATGTTTTCTAGATTCTATAACCCCTACTTCCATTTGAGATTGATTTATCTTACCAATAATATCTTGCATTCTCTTTAATTGATCATCAGTTATTTTCTCCGATCTTGGAGTTAAATCTACTAATTTTTCTTTTTTTGGTGTTTTCGTTTTTGCCATCTTTTTTAATTTAATTTAAGTTAATATTTGTTATTTATTTATTAGAATGGTACTGTAGCATTGCTTAAAGCAGCGCCACTTACAGCTGTACCAACAAGTGAATTTCCACTATCATCATCAAAATCATTTTCTAAAGGTAACCATAATGATACATTGTTATGTCCGCTATATAATGGTGCTGGTTGTAAAGGATTTCTATGAGCAGCTCCACTAGCATATAAATATGTTGCTTCATCTGCAGAGATTTCATAATCCCTCCACATTATATATTGACATATTTCTCCACCTAAAACATAACCACCAACATTTAGTTTTCCAATTATAAGATCTGCACTGCCTGGAGTCATACCTTCCACATCAGTACCAGTGGAACTCGCTGTAGCTACTGGAGATCCATTTACGTAATATTTACATTCCGCAGCTCCAATCCCCCCGCTATAAGTTATGACAACATGCTGCCATGCTGTGCTACTATGACTCCATGTAGTTCTACGAATATTCGCCCATGTTGCACCGTCACTATCTCCTATGTCCATATATGCCGAGCCACTAACAAAAAACATTCTATATTCAAAATTACTTGACGTTGAACCTTTAGTAAATATTCCATCATTACCACTAGCACTATCTCTTTTTAACCACATCGCAATAGAGAAAGGAACGTCATCATCATCACCAACACCACTATGTGATAGAACATCATCATCACCTACTGTAACATGATCATTTACTCCATCAAAATGACAAGCATAAGTATTAGTAGTTGTATTGTAAAACGTAGGAAATGAATACGGGTTTACTATATTCCCCATTATACTGGTGTTGTTTGATAACCTATTAACGTAACCTTTAATCCTTTACCAGCTACAGTACTACCAACAGTATCGATATCAACTGTTATTTCCGCATCATCAGCTAAAGACGTATCACTCAAAGCTGGTGGGGTCGCTGCAGTTTCAGATGTTTTTTCAGAAATATCTATAGTTAGTTTATCAGTCGCTAATATTGTTGAGCCAGCTTCGTTAATATCTACTACTAACATAGCTCCTGTTGGTGCTGTATTAACACTTGCTCTTACTTCTGTTAAAGTGAAAGCATAAGGCATTCTAAATGTAACTTTAGCAGTTCCAGTTGTAAGAAGAGTTGTTTCATCTGAGCAAGCTAAAATAAAAGATTCACCTCTACTAACCCCCATACTCGTTCTAGCAGTTACACCAGATTCCGCTACTGGATCACTGACGCCATCTCCAACTATAAATTCTCCATCTGCTAAAACAGCCATAGCTGTAATAGCTCCGGTTCCACTTCCTAATAATACGCCTCCATCTGTGAATGTTGCTGCTCCTGTACCGCCACCAGCAACATCTGTTGTCTTC